ATGATGCCAGTCTCCGCAGAAGATGCCAGTCTCGCAACCGGCAGCTTGTGCTTGTTCTATGTACCAATCAATAAATTCTTCGCAATCTTCGTTATGTACGCGACTATTGCCTTTTAAACCAAAATGTATATCCGTAAAAACGGCAGCTTTTTTAAACAAGTGATATCTCCATGTATACTGTGTTTAAGTATATAGGCTTTTTAGACACTTGTCAACCATTATTTTGTAAATGGTGACTGTCCAGCGTCTTCGTTGCGCTTAACTGATGCTTCCCATTCGCCTTGGTGCTGTCTAGTATAAGAAGGATTTAGTCCGTTTTGTTCAAGTATGTCATCGCGTATGTTCTGATTTCGTTTTTCAATATTGATAACACGCACAAAACTGTTAGTAACAGCAGCAGTATAATAAGCAAACGGATTATTTGATTTAGATTCATCAAACTGCAAGCCAATTTGCGAAAGTTGAAGAATTGCTTGCCCCTTCATTTCGTCGTTATAAGTGTAGCCACGAACATTACCGCGAGTAGCATAACGGTCTACTAATTTTAACCACATCATAGCAAGATTATCGGTTGCTTTACCGTGTTTATGATTAAAGAAACCGTTTTCCATACCTCCTTGCCAGTGACTTTTACCTACACATACTAATTCGCCGTCTTCGTTAAACTTATAATGATGAAAAGGAGGAAAGTTTAGCTTTACTCTAGTATCAGCAACAGTTTTAGGATTCTTTTTACGTCCTGGCTCTTCTGGAATATGATCAAATGTCATTACACGGAAGATTAATTCTTCTTTTGTGATAGACTTGTAATCAACTTCGCAATCGGCTTGTTTACACTTTTCTCCTGCCGAGCGTCTACGTTCATATTCTTCAGTACTTAGGCGTTTTGCTTTGTTTCGTTTAGCTTCTGCAATTGTTCGAATGTGTATCTTATCTACACTTTCTAAAATTATGTCATAGTTTCCATACTCTTTGTCAACATAACTATTAAAAGTATTTTTTGATTTATGTATTTCTTTAAGTATGTCTTTGTTGTTAAGATAGTTCTTTTTCCTCATAATTACTCCATATGTAATAATAGTACATACATTATAATATACTCTGTTAATAAAGTCAACTAAATACTTATGGAGATATAATATTATGTCAATTTTAGATTCATTCACCGATATAGCCGGCGCGATTGTAAGCGGCAACACAAGACAAACATCTCGAAGTTTAGGTCGTGTAACTTCTAATCTAGATACAGCAGTAACTTCTTTTAAGAATTTGGCGACCGGCAACGGCAATCCTATTGACAACTTCGCAGACGGCTTAGGAGCAGTTGATACTTTAATAAATGGTCGAAGTGGAACATTAGGACAAGTTGCGTCTGCAATAAGAATGGCTAACAATGCACTCCAGGGAGTAGGTTACGGAGCGTCACCACAGGAGAAAAGCTTTACAAAAGCTATAATTAGAGATGACTATAATACAGTTGATGCTATTGACTGGCGAGTAAAAATACAAGGACCGAGCGATCTTATACAGGGAGAGGTATTGAAGCCAATTAGTAACACAGGTAATTCTATGATTTTCCCCTTTACGCCTACAGTTATTATCGGTTCTAGTGCAAACTATTCAGCAGTGCATCCTACTCATACAAATCATCCATTTTATGCATATGAAAACAGTCAAATTGATAACCTTACCCTTACGGGAGAATTTTTTAGTGAAAACGATGATGATGCAAAATACTGGGTAGCATGTTTACATTTTTTACGTACGATGACAAAGATGTATTATGGTAAAAGTGAAAATTTAGGAAATCCGCCACCCGTTTGCAGACTTAATGGCTACGGAAAACATGTTTTTAACAATGTTCCTGTACTGATAACTAATTTTACAACAGATATGCCTGCAGATGTAGATTATATTGAGTGTGATATAGCAGGAGAAGTAACATATGTTCCTACACAAAGTATAATTACAGTAACCGTAGCGCCAAACTACGCAAGAACAGCGCATAGCCGATTTAGTCTAGAAGCATTTGCAAGGGGTGACTTTATAACTACTGATGAAGGATTTATCTAATGGCAGAGTTAACTGATAGTAATATTAAAAAAATACAAAATAAAAGTCCTTATGGAAAAACTACTATTAATAGTGCAGGTTACTTAGATATAATGAGGGCAAGACCTGTTCCGGTTGCCGGCGATGATATTTTTTATGAAATAGTTCCTGCATATACTTATAGACCAGATTTACTAGCGCATGACTTGTATGCTAGCAAAGATTTATGGTGGATTTTTTCACAAAGAAATCCTGATATTCTTAAAGACCCAGTCTTTGATTTTATAGCAGGTACAAAAATATACTTGCCACAACGTAAACATTTAAAAAGCATATTGGGAGCATAAATGCCAGCAATCTGGAAGAATACTAGCGGATTACTTGCTACACAAACAACAGTTTCAGATGCAGTAACCGCACTCACAGGACAAACTATAAATGCATCCTCTAGATTAAATCAAGCAGGAAGCATTCCTGGTTTCAGTAATAACGAGCTTATTACAAAGACTGCTGATGAAATTTTTGACGCAACTAGAGCAGCTGAAGGATTTACAGATTCTACCGGAGGCGCCCAAAATATTTTAGCTGGATTTCAATCCGGAGGTTTTAATTATCTACAAGAATCTGGTGCAATTAAACTAGATAACATATTATCTTCGGTAGCAGAAGATCCTTTAGGAAATTTAACACAAACGGTTACTGGAAATTTAGATTTAAGTGTTTTTGACGGTCTTGGAGATGAAGAATTGGCAGCTGTAAGTGGTGCTATTTCAAATACTTTAGGCAGTTTTAACGGACCTTCAGATTTTCTAGGCGATTTTACTTTTGATACTTTGAATGATGTTATAGGCGGGTTTGACGACATATCTAGTTTTACAAACCAAGTCATAAATGTAGTACCAAAGGGATTTGGTTCTATATTAAGTGCAATTGACGGCACTTTCGGAAAATTACGCGAACTTGCCCAAGACATACAAGATAGAAGTGGTATCGGATTAATATCTAATGCAACGGGCGGCGCAAGTCCTAATTTTATAGCCAATCCACTCAAAGAATTCAACTCATCTAATTATATAATTACCTTAGGAATATTGTCTACTACAGAACTTAATAATCCACTAATTTTGCGAGATAATGATTTTCAAAAAATTATTCTACGAAGCGGAGGCGGAAAATACGAAACAAGACATCGTATTCCTATTGAAAATGAAATAGGCGGAGACGCAGAATATTTCATAGATTCTTTGTCAACAAAAGGAATAATTCAACCTAATCAAAAAACAGGAGTTACTCTTGGTACTGATTTAAGATTTACTGTAATAGAACCTTACAGTATGGGTAATTTTATACAATCATTAATTACTGCTGCAGAATCTCTTGGCTACAAAAGTTACAACAGTGCTCCGTTTGGTGTAAAAATAGAATTTGTAGGATGGAATGACACTGGAACACAAAGTATTACACCTGTACAAGCTCCAGCATATATACCTATACAAATCATAAGTGTGAATTTTTCTGTTAATGGGTCAGGGTCAGAATATGAAGTAAGAGCTGTTCCGTTTAGTGAAATAGCTTTAAGTGACGAAGCAGCAGAAATAAAATCAGATATTAATACTGTAGGAACTACTGTTGCAGATGTGTTATCAGGTGTTGATAGATCTGTTTCAGCAACTATGAATCAAAGAACAGCAACGCTTGAAGAATCAGGAGCTCAACCAAACGGCGACAGATTTATAATTGCATTTCCAAAAGATCCATCTGCTATTATGAAAATTGTAGCAGGACAAATGACAGTACCTGACATTACAAAAACAGCAGCAGAACAGCTACAAATAGAAAGAGGATTATCCGAGTTGCCTGAAGGCGATCCTAGGAAAGAAGAATCATTGGCAAATGTAGTTGTACCGTCAAAAAATACTATAGGTAGTAATTTAGAAAATTATTCTAGAGATATAACCTTTATGAATCAAATTGGACTTAGCTTGTTAGTAGAAGATGATAACCAAGGGGGAACCGCAGCAGCGGCAGATCCTAGTGCTGCCTTTAATGACGAAGGCGTTGCTGATACTACAACAGCAGAATTATCTGTTTCAGAAAAAGCAAGAGAAAAATCTTTTCCTGCAGGGGAAAGAATAGATACAATAATTGAAAAAGTATTAGTCGATAGCATTTATGCAGCTGAAAATGCAGAAAAAAACAACGAGACAGGTATAAGACAACTTTATAGAATTAATACCCATGTATTTTTAGATAATGACCCAGAAACAGAAAAACGATTTGGAAGAAACCCAAGGATATATGTTTATAGTGTAGTTCCTTTTTATGCTGACGATGCTGCCTTCCAAGCACCATCGGGTGTTGCACCAAACCGTGCAGGAATACGTGCCGCAGCAAAAAAAGAATTTAATTACATTTATACAGGTAAAAATGAAGAGGTTTTAAATTTTGACATACAGTTTAATAATGCATTTTTACAAGAGGCATACTCCAACTTTGGTATGAACCAAGGGTCGAGAGCTTCTGGAACTTCAGATAGAAAAACTGCACAAAGTACAGGTGACCAAAAAGGCGCGACAGTACCAGAAACTGATCAACAAGCTGAAACCGGCGGAGTTGGATCAGGAAGTGTTAGCGAGACAAATAAATTTCCAATTACTGGAGATAGCAGAACAACTGATGTGCGTAAAAGAATAGCAGAAACATTCCACCAAAGGTTCTTGAATAGTAATGTTGATATGTTAACTGCTGATTTAGAAATTATGGGTGATCCGTATTTTCTTCCTACTCAAACAGGAAACTATATAGGAGATAGAGGCGACGGCCCGTCAATTACACAAGAAGGATACATGACATATATTGAAAATCAAGTATATGTAATAGTGAACTTTAGAACACCTGTGGATTATTCTGCTACAGGTGATAATATCCTTTTTTCACAACTTGTACCTGAGTTTAGTGGTATATATCAAGTAATAAGTGTTGAAAGTTCGTTTTCTGGAGGTAAATTTACACAAAGCATGTCTTTAGTACGAAGTAGAGGACAAGAAAATGAAGAAGGCACATCGCAAGGATTTATAGGCGTAGACGATAGTGTGACAGTTAACAAGGGGGTAGCTGATACTCCTATTGATGGCGAAGTAGGAGGCACTGGACCTGGACCTATCTCAGACGATCCGTGTGAATCTCCTATAAAGAAAATATTGACCGATGTAGGCGATGCAGCAGATAATGTTTTGTCTAGTATTTTTCCCGAAGTTAACACGGTTCTTACAAATGTACCTACGTTGAATATTGCAGGAGTTACATGGAAACCGCCCCAAAATGCATTTTCTACTTTTCCTGGATTGAGGAAAGAGCTTGATGATGCTGTTGATGATTTAACTAACGCTACACGTCAAGGACGATTTTAATGGCAGTAACAGTTTCAGACCAAGATAGATCATTACTTAGACTAATCGCCGACGGTGAAGCAGTTAGATCAAATCCGTATTGTAGTGTATGGCCCGGTTCTGTAGAACGTTCACTCACTTCTATGACATTGTCTCAAGTTGAAGATTATCAAAAGAATAGAATTGCCGCAGGAAGAAAATCTAGTGCTGTAGGAAAATATCAATTTATAAAATCTACTCTAAAAGAATGTGTTGGATACTTAGGATGTGATCCTCTAAGAACAGTGTTTTCACCAGACGTGCAAGACGCACTTATTATTAAAAGATTAGAAAAGTTTAGAAGATATAACGAATGGAAAAGCGGAGCATTAGATAGCGGAAAATTTATGATTTTTTTATCTGCTGAATTCGCAAGTATGCCTGTACCTTACGATATTGCAGCAGGAAGTGTATACAAAGGATTGCCAAAAAGAAATTTAAAAAAAGGACAAAGCTTTTATGCAGGTGATGGGCTTAATAAAGCAAATCATAATCCTGATAGTGTATATCAAGCACTTGAAGATATTCGTAACGGCGGCACCGGAGAAATAGTCACTATAGACGTTTCTACAACCGGCGCAAATAGAGCCATGCCTGCAAGTGGAATTGGTGAAAAAGCTCAAGTTGAAAAAGCATCTGCAGGATCGGCCACAGGTGCCTATCGAGGTACAAGGGCAGGTTCTGCACCTTTACCTGCAACAACACTTCCAAACCCAGAAAATCCTTACATTTATTATCAAATAGATCCATTAGATGATAGATATGACTTTCGTACTGGAGAAAAAGTTAAAGATATATTAATTCATGGCATTAGTGCAGCAGCATCTTCTCCTGTAGAAGTAGTAACTGGGGGCGAAACAAACAGCACAACAAATGCAGGGGTTATTGCACCAGTGCCACCAGCGCCAGATCCAGAATCAGCAAATCCAACAGGTCAAGAAGTATTACCAGACTTAGTACCAAAAGAAGTCCCAAGTCCGTTGCCATTAGACGATCTGCCTAACGTTGACAAAATTGCTCCTGGTCTTCCGTATCCAGACGATATAATAGATGATGCGCTAAACAGTATTAAAAAATTATTTCCTGAGGATCCTGGAGACTGTGTAAATACACCAGTTACCCGCACTAGTGGCTTTCAAGATGCTTTCGATGATGCCACAGGTGCTTACAGTGACGTTGTGGGTGGATTGAAAGATGCTGCTGAAACTGCCTTAACTGAAACTAAAACTGCTATTACTAATACTGCAAAACAATGGATAAAGACTAATGGCCCGCAATGAACCACCTAGAAAAGGAACTACTTATACAAGGTCAACGCGAGAGTTGCCACCTATTAAAGCGGGTGTACCTTACGAAGCTGTTATAGTAAACAACTTAGATGTAAACAGTATGGGTACTTTAGAGGTAGAGCTTTTAAATTATACCTCTGCAGGAAACTTACCAGAAAAAAGTGGACAACTCGAAACAGTAAAATATCTTAGTCCTTTTTACGGAGTTACACCAGGCAACGGATTAACCCAAAATGACGGTTATGAATATACTCAAAAAAGTTATGGAATTTGGGCAGTACCACCTGATGTTGGTACTAAAGTACTAGTTATTTTTGCAGAAGGTAATAAAAACTTTGGTTACTGGATAGGGTGTATTCAAGATGATTACATGAACTTTATGTTGCCTGATGGCCGCGCCGCCACCACCCTAACAACGGATATTACTCCTGAACATCTTAAAGGTAGCAAACTTCCTGTTGGTGAATATAACAAAATGGTTGAAACTGGCGAAAAAGTTGATCCTACCTTATTTAATAAACCTTATAATAAAGATTTTGCCCAGATATTAGAAATACAGGGTCTACTACAAGACGAAGCCCGAGGAACTACAACATCAAGTGCTAGACGTGATTTCCCTAGCATGGTGTTCGGATGGAGTACACCTGGACCTAAGGATAAAAGAACTAAATCTCCAAAATTTGAAATTGGTCCTGACGGTAAAAAAGTAGAACTGCCATACAACAGACTAGGCGGTTCTAGCATAGTTATGGATGACGGTGATGAACGTTTTGTAAGAGAAACCCATGCAGAAGACGGTCCGCCCAAATACGTTAATAAAGGTGCTAATTTCCCCGGCGGCGACGAAACAATACTTCAAAACGAATTATTTAGAATAAGAACTAGAACCGGGCATCAAATACTTCTACATAATTCAGAAGATTTGATTTATATTTCTAACAGTAGAGGTACTGCTTGGATAGAGATGTCTAGTGATGGTAAGATTGATATACATGCACAAGATAGTATAAGCGTAATGAGCAATCAAGATATTAATTTTACTGCTGAAAGAGATTTTAATATCGATGCCGGTCGTAACATAAACATGAGAGCACAGGCAAGATATAGTGATGGTCAAAAAACAATGGACGGCCTAGACTGTGGTAGAATACAAATAGAATCAAAATATGATACAAATATTTTAGTAGGCGACGAATATAAAAGAAATGTTCTTGGAACAAGTCAAGTTAAAATAGATGCTGATAGTTTTATTACAGTTGCAGCCAATCAACAAACTACAGCTGGTACTATTTATGACACATCTAAAGGCGGATTCCATCAAAAATCTGCACATACTTTCTATAGAGAAAGTGGAAGCAATATTAACGACTTATCAGCAGGGGTCTACTTAAACAAAGGCTCAGAAATAAATTTACACTCAACAGGAAATACAAAAATACTTTCGGTTGGAAATCATGAAACTGTTACTCAAGGTGAACACTTACTAAAAGTAATCGGTGCAAGTACTGTGCAGGCAGATACTCAACACTACGAAGCTGTTAATGGAATCAATATGTTAGGCGGAACTGCAATTGCAGGAGATGCAGCTAAAATTTCTTGGAATACGCAAAAATCTGTTGCAGGAACTGAGGCTTCGACTGCACTAAGTGCAACACCTGCAACTTCAGCAAAGCCTGCAGAACCAATTATACCATTACCGCAAATTGTGTTACCGTATATATTTGCAGGAGCACAAGATACTGTGCCGTATGAAAGTATACTCACTAGAGCTCCACAACACGAGCCGTGGCAGCACCACGAAAATTTAAATCCGCAAGCATTTAAACCAGAACAAACTGATAGGGAATCGTCAGGACAACTATCACCAGCAGATAGAATACTTACACCAGACACATTTACAAAGTCTAAATCTAATGTCCAACAAAGTTCGCAGATTTTAGGTTCTAGCGGGAATGACAATTATGGAACACACGGTGATTCTCAAATTGTATTAGGTGATGTTGAACAACCAGAAAATGTCCCCGGAGCAGATGAAATTAGATCACTAGCAAACTTCACACTTGATAAAGAAAGATCAACAGATAACTGGGCTAACAGATTCTTTATAGGTGACGGACCGTTGGGCACAATAACTACTAAAAAGAGAGGCATAACAGCCGAAGTTGCAGAAGTTTGGGTTCCTAATTTCCAAGGCTTTATTGATGCTTTAGAAGATAGCGGATATGAAATTAAGGTATTACTTGGGTATTGTAAACGTAATATCGGACGTTCTACTAGATGGAGTACTCATGCCTCGGGCGCTGCAATAGATATCAATCCACCAAATCCTGTTAAAAATACATTTCCGAACGGATGGTATCAAAGTCGCCCAGCAAATGCGCCTATGACTGATATGCCTGAAGGCACCGGCGAGTTAGCCAAATCATTTGGTCTTGGTTGGGGCGGTGCATGGACAAGCTCAGACGATGCTATGCATTTTAGTACAGCAGCAAACGAAGGCGGCAATTATAGATTTGTACCAGGTATAATACCCCAAGGTCCGTCAACTGACAGTGAGATTACAGAATCAGGAGATCCTAGAGGAAAAGATTATTATATTGCTCCATCTAAAGAAATTACCGAGGCAGAAACCCAAGAATCTCCTATAGAACCAGAAAATACAAATAATCCAGGTCCACAAAATGCTGACGGTACTGTAAATACTGGACCGCAATAATAAGGTAAATATAGTATGAGCGAACTTGAACAAAATATTTACAAAAGGCTACAAGTATCTAGTACAAGTATCCAACCAAAACCTTCTAGGGCTTATAGAGGATTTTATTCAGGCAATCCTTCAAACGGGTTTAACTTGTATGATCACGAATTAATTAAACAAGATATAATAAATCATTTTCATATAAGACAAGGAGAAAAAATAGGAGATCCTGGGTTTGGATGTATAATTTGGGATATCTTGTTCGAGCCATTTACGCCTGCACTTCAGGCAGCAATCATTGAAAATGTTACTTTTATAATAAACTATGATCCTAGAGTACAGGCTGAAAATGTTATTGTAGATAGTCAAGATAGTGGTATACAAATTACTGCTACAGTAAAATTCTTAGACTATGCTATAAGTGAAAGTATGCGTTTTACGTTTGATAAATCCGTGGGTCTTGGTTTATAAAAATTAAAACACGCACATAATTAATTCATATAAATACTTTGTAAAAAGGAATGTGCTATGTCTTCAAGTGATAGACAGACTAGGCTCTTAGTAGCCGAAGACTGGAAAAGAATATATCAAGGTTTTAGGAACGCAGACTTTCAAAGTTATGATTTTGATAATCTTCGCAGATCCATGATTAACTACCTGCGTCAAAATTATCCAGAAGATTTTAATGATTATATTGAATCTTCAGAATACCTTGCGCTGATTGACATGATTGCTTTCCTTGGGCAAAACTTATCCTTCCGTGTTGATTTAAATGCACGTGAAAACTTCCTCGAAACAGCAGAACGCAGAGAAAGTGTACTACGTCTTGCACGTATGCTTTCATATAATCCAAAACGTAATCAAGCTGCAAACGGGCTTATGAAAATTACAACAGTAAAAACTACTGAAACTCTTTTTGATAGTGCTGGATTAAATTTATCTAATAATGTAATAAAGTGGAATGACACTTCTAACACTAACTATGTTGAGCAATTTACAAAAATTTTAAATGCTGCACTGCCAGTAAATAATTCTATAGGTAATCCTTTAAAAAATGCAAATATTGAAGGAATACAAACGCAAAAATATAGATTTAATGCAACAAATACTGACACAGCAATTTTTCCGTTTACAAAAAATATTGAAGGAAATAGTGTTAGATTTGAAGTAGTAAGTGCAGATATATCAAATACAACTATAAAAGAAGAATCACCGTTACCCGGAACGTCACCTGCATTTTTATATAGGGACGACGGCCAAGGAGCAGGAAGTTCTAATTCTGGATTCTTTATGCACGTTAGACAAGGCGCATTACAAACAGGTAATTTTAGCGTAAAAAATCCTGTTCCTAATCAAGTAGTGTCGATTGATGCAAGTAATATTAATAACACAGATGTATGGTTATACAATGTAGATACTAATGGATTTGAAACAACTTCTTGGACACAATTAACTTCTACTGAAGGTAACAACATAATATATAACAGTCTCTTTAACCAAGTAAGAAATATATTTTCTGTAGAAAGTAGAATTGGCGATAGAATTAACTTAGTGTTCAGTGATGGTGTATTTGGTAATTTACCTGCTGGGAACTTTAAAATATATTATAGAACAAGTATTAATAAATCATTAGCAGTTACGCCGGGACAAATAGGTAATATTAATATTGCAATTCCTTATCAAAGTAAATCAGGAAGCCAAGAAACTATTACTTTAGGACTTAGACTCCCTTTCAGTATAACTAACGGCACTGGCGCCGAAACAAACGCAGAAATCAAAGCAAATGCACCTGCATCTTATTATACACAGAATAGACTTATAACAGGCGAAGATTATAATATAGGACCGCTGTCTGTAAGCCAAGAAATTATTAAAACAAAAAGTGTAAACAGAATTTCAAGTGGAATAAGTAGATACTTAGATATAAAAGACCCAAGCGGAAAATACAGTACTACAAAACTGTTTGCAGACGACGGTGTTATTTACAAAGAATTATATGAAACAAAACAAGATTTTAATTTTTCAAGCCAAAGTGATATAGAGGGCATAATAGTTAACACACTACAAAATGTAATTAGATCTTCAGGTGTAAAAAACTATTATATAAGTCAATTTTCAGATATCTCAGTCTTAGACTTAGGAGCTTCGTGGAACAGTTATCAATCTACAACTAATTCTAATTTAGGTACATTAGAAGACATTGACGGAAATAAGATCAAGGTTGGCGCTTTTACAGCTAACAATTTAAAAACAGCTAAAAGAGGAACTATGCTGAAATTTACACCACCGGCAGGTTTCCATTTTATGAAAAATAATGAACATGGGTTAATGCAAGGTGCAGCAGACCATCCTAATGCTGTTGAATACAAATGGACTCAAATTTCAAATGTTGTAGATGATGGTACATCTATAGATGCAGAAACTAATACTGGCGGAATCACACTTACTGATTTTATTCCTACAGGAGCTATATTGACAGAAATTGTACCTACGTTTAGTACATTTTTCTCAAACGATTTAAAAACACAAATTATAGATCAGGCATTTGCTTATAAAGATTTTGCTTTAAGATATGACAGAAGTGAGTCTGTATGGAAATTAATTCTTGCTGAAAATATTAATACTATTAGTAGTTTTTCTCTAGGTAAAGCAGGAGATATTACAGGCCAGAATTTAGATACAAGTTGGCTTTTGTATTTTAAAACCGACGGAGAAAAATATACACTTACTACAAGAAATTTAAGATATATTTTTGAAAGCGAAGACGAAATAAGATTTTTCTTTGATAGTGCTGATAAAATTTATGATCCTAAAACTGGTAAAATAATTCGTGATACAATTAAGATTTTAGATATTAATACTAAACCTCAAACCAACATTCCGTTTACAACGAGTTTTGATTGGAACATTAGCGGAGCATACAGAGATAAAGAGGGTTATGTTGACTCAAGAAAAATACAAATTGAGTTTTTTGATTTAGACAATGACGGAGTTATTGATGATCCAGACCTGTTTAATCAAATTGTAGAACCTAATACTGATCCTCAATCTAAATTAATATTTTTAAAACGCTATGTAACTACAGACGGCGTAGAAGAATATAGATATTATGATAATTCTGACAATACTATACAAGTAAAAACAAATGAAAAAGCAATAGGCGCATACAGTCAATATGATAATCCTACGCAAATATTTTATCTTTTCGAAGAAAAGATATTTAAACAACTAAATGCTAATTTGAATAATTTAACCGTAATAACAGACTATAAAGCATATACAGGTAGAAATAACTTAAGATTTAGTTATAGACATGTTGCAGATAGCAATTACAGAATAGACCCTGCGGTAAGCAATATTATTGATACGTATTTGTTAACTAAAAATTATGACACAAATATTAGACAATTTTTAAATGGTAATTTGAAATCTTTACCATTGCCGCAAAGTAATGATGAATTATTTAGAAATTATGGTGGTGATATATCAAAAATAAAATCTATCACAGACGAAGTAATATATCATCCTGTAAAATATAAAATATTGTTCGGCAAAAAAGCAAAAGAAGATCTACAAGTGATATTCAAGATAGTTAGAAATAAAGATGTAGTTGTAAATGACAACGAACTTAAAGCAGACGTAGTAAACAGTATAGATAGATTTTTTGCAATTGAAAATTGGGATTTTGGAGAAACATTTTATTTCCAAGAACTTGCTGCTTACATAATAAATCAACTTACACCTAAATTAGTAAGTATTGTTGTAGTCCCTAGACAAGGTAGTCAAAGTTTTGGAAGTTTGTTTGAAATAAGATCTGAACCTGATGAAATTTTCATTAGCGGAGCAAATGTATCAGACATAGAGATTATTCAAGAGCATACTGCATCTCAATTACAAGCAGCAGGAAATGTATTAACAAACTTTAATAATGCAACTTCTCAAATTTCTAGCGCATCTGCTGTATCAAATATTTCTAGTTCAACAAGTTCAACAAGTACAAATAGTAACAGTCCAAGCAGTTTAGGTAGCTCAAGCAGCTCAAGCAGCTCGGGTAGTTCAAGTAGCTCGAGCAGTTCGAGCAGTTCAGGTAGTTCAAGCAGTGGTTCTTCAGGCGGAGGTTATAGTTACTAATGGCATATGATGATAATCAAAATGAGAGTGCCCTTCCTACACCTAATAATAATAGTAAAAAATCTATAGATTTTTTACCAAAGTTTTTTAGGACGGAAGCAAATAGAAAATTCCTTCAAGGAACATTAGATCAACTAATTTCAGACGGAACTGCGGAAAAGGTTGACGGCTATGTTGGTAGAAAATTTACAAAGGGATATAGTTTATCAGATAACTATATTCCAGAAATTAATAAACAAAGAGAAGACTATCAATTAGAACCTTCTGTAACGCTAAGAGATAATTTAGAAAATATTGACTTTGTAAAAGATTACAAAGATTATATAAACACGTTAAAATATTTTGGATCAGATGTTTCTAATCATGATAAACTTAACACAGTAAATTCATACAGTTGGAATCCACACATTGATTTTGATAAATTTACCAATTTCCGCGAATATTATTGGCTACCAACTGGTCCGTTAAGTGTTCCTTTAAAAGGACAAGCAAGAGAAATTACTAGCACTTACGCTGTTACACTCGAAGATCAAGGCGATAATATTGCATATGTATTTAATGATGGATTCACAAGAAATCCAACACTCAAGTTATACAGAGGACAAACTTATCGTTTTGATATAGATACCCCGGGTCATCCAATTGCATTTTCTATAAGTAGAACATTTATACCCGGGCTTGCATTACTTGTAGCAGGAAAAGAAGGAGTAAGATCGTCTGGATTATTTGATGCAGAGCTATACGGCAATGAATATGATATCGGCGATTTTGTAGTTACTCCTGATGCCGGAAGTGTAAGTTTCGAAGCAGACGAAAATGTATCTACTTTATATAATGACGGTATTAGTAAGTTTAACGATGCCGGCGACGAAATTGCAGTAGTATACATTGAAAAAGGCACAATAGAATTTACTATACCGACAAATGCTCCTAACAGACTATTTTATATTAGTCAAAATGATATCAATACAAGTGGACAAATTAGAATCTATGATGTAGAAGAAAATACGTTTTTAAACATTAAAAATGATATCTTAGGAAAAAAATATTACACTAGTTCAAACGGTATAGAATTAACTAATGGATTAAAAGTAGAATTTCCAGGCACAGTTATACCTGAAAAATATAGTACAGGTAAATGGTATGTAGAAGGCGTTGGTTCAGCAATAACACTAATTTCTGAATCTGATCTTACTATTCCGTCGACATACACAGATAATATACAAACACCGTTTGATACTGAGGCATTTGATACAATGCCATTCTCTACAGCTAATAATTTTCCGCTACAAAAAGATTACTTGCTTATTAATAGAGCTGCACAAGACAAAAATCCATGGTCAAGAAATAACAGATGGTTCCATAAACAAGTTGTATTACAGAGCTTTGAGTATAATGGCTTACCTGAAAACTTAGATGACAATTTTAGAGCAAAGCGTCCTATAATAGAATTTGAAGCAGGACTAAAATTATTTAATAATGGAACTTTTGCAAAAGCAGACGTAGACCTTGTAGACGATTTTACTACAGATGTCTTTAGTACTATTCAAGGACAACTAGGTTATATTATCGACTCAGTAGAAATTGCTGAAGGTATGAGAATTTTGTTCACTAAAGACAACGATGTATTAGTGAGCGGAAAAATATTTGAGGTTAATTTTGTAACTATCGGTCAAGATAGAATTATAAATCTTATTGAAGTCGCAGATTCACTCCCGCTTGATTTAGAAACTGTATTTGTTAAAAATGGAAACAAATACTCAGGAAAAACACTACATTATCATAATTTAAATTGGACACTAGCACAAGACAAAACATCATTAAATCAAGCACCGCTGTTTGATTTATGTTGCCCTGAAGGCACTGCATACAGTGATAATTCGGTATTTGAAAGTTCTAATTTTTATGGTACTAAGATATTTTCATATAAACTAGGAGAAGGAATAACCGATACTGAATTAGGATTTCCTTTAGCATATAGAAATATCAGCAATGCCGGCGATATATTATTTGAATTTAACTTATTAACCGATAATTTTTCTTACCAAGAAAATGATGAATTGATATCTATAAATGTTGCTACAGCTAATCTTAGGAAGTATAAAAATAGAGATACATTTGAATATGTAAATGGATGGAATTCAACACCGTCTAGATTTAAACAATATGTTATAAAAAATATTGTTGTTGATAGCAATAATACAAATAATTTTAAAATAGATGTATACAATAAACCGCATCTTTTAGAAGATTTAAAAGTACACGTATATGTCAATAATACGTTACAATTTAAAAATAAAAATTATATTATTACAAAAAGCCGAAATTCAGTTATTATCAACTTTGTACAGGACTTGGCAGTTGATGATATATTAGAAATCAAAACACATAGTCAAGAAGCAAAAAATCAAAACGGATATTACGAACTTCCAATTTCTTTAGAAAGAAATCCGTTAAACGAAGATGTAACAGAATTTACCTTAGGAGAAGTATATGATCATGTAGACAGCATGATTGAAGATATACAAACTTTTGAAGGAGTTTATCCGGGCAACAGTAATCTTAGAGACGCAGGCAAAATTAATCAGTTTGGAAAAAGATTTGTTAAGCACGAAGCTGGTTTAGTTAATGCAATTTATCAGATAACAAATAAGAAATATAATCTACTTAAAGCAGTAGAATATTCTAATAAAGAATATACAAAATTCAAAAAAATATTCATTGATACAGCTACTAATTTAGGTTATGACGGAACAACTAATAAGCATGTTGATAGAATTTTAAAAGATATTAATAACGATAAATCTAAGTCGCAACCATTTTACTTTAGTGACATGTTAGGGTATGGTAATGGTAATCGTATAGAATATAATGTAATCGACAAAGAAATTAATATTTTTCCTCTTACCCAAAGTTTTAAATTATCTGACTTTACGCCACAGTCGTTAATTGCATACATTAACGGAACAATGTTAGTACATGGAAGAGATTATAATTTTAATACAGACGGGTTTATTGAAATTACTGCTGACAAGGAAAATGGCGATACTATAGAGATATACGAATATAACAGTACTGATGGATCTTTTATTGCACCAACACCGTCTAAATTAGGACTTTACCCTACTTGGAACCCTGAAATTGTTTTAGATGATACCGGAAGCGAGAGCGTAGATATACTGATTTCAGGACCGTTTAAGGTATACGGCGAAGTTGACACAGGTGAAAAGAAAAATCTTCATGGGTGGTTTCATCCTGTATTTACGTCTAAAAATTCTGCACAGCAAAGTGATATTGCAGAAGGCGGCACAGGTAACGTAAACAGTATTTGGTTTAAAGGGTTAACAACGCAATTTTATGTGCCTGAAACAAACAGCACACTTGCAGGAAATGATAATTTAAATATTGAATTATACCCAATTGGTATACCTGTTATTAAAGGACATGACGGCAGTCAAGTTGCTTGTTACAAAGATTTTAGAGACGGTTTATTATTAGATTTAGAAAAGCGTATCTTCAATAATATTAAAATAAACTATGATGATAATGAATTTGATTTGTATAATTTTACAGGCGGCGCATTTAGAGGATTTAAAAACAACATAGACTCTATTAATAGTATATTACTGACTGATTTTATAACCTGGCAATCATCGTTAAAAGGTGACTATTCTGACAACAGTTTTTATGATAGGAATAACGGATTTACATTCAATTATAAAAGTTCAAATGGAATAAATGGATCGCAGATACCTGGTTTTTGGAGAGGCATATATAAACAAGCATTTGATACAGACCAACCACATTCTCATCCATGGGAAATGTTAGGCCTCCAAAAGAAACCTACGTGGTGGAATACAGTTTATGGGCCAGCACCTTATACAAGTAATAACTTATTATTATGGGAAGATCTTGAAAAAGGTAAAATTGCAGATCCTAATAATACGAGAATTGATAAAAGATTTGCACGACCTGGCTTAACAACTTTTATTCCAGTTGATAAAATTGGAAAATTAGTTCCGCCAGTAAAGACTAACTATATCGAAGGGTTCATCCAGCGGTTTGCAGATTCAGCATTTGAATTTGGCGATTATTCCCCAATAGAAAGTTCATGGCGTAAAAGTTCAGAATATCCATTCTCTATCTTAAAATCTATGTTACTATTAAATCCTGCTGAAACTATAGGCAAGGGCTTTGATTTATCTAGATCTACAAAAAACTTAGCAGGCCAGTATGTTTACAAAGATACGCAAAACAGTATAAAAAATACAGATATTATTTTCCCTAATACCTACGCAGATGATCAAAGAAATATTACTTGTGGTTTAATTAATTTTACATATAATCTTGTAGCAAGCGACATACTAAAAGTATATACAGATTATCAAAACGAAATTCAAAATTTACAAGTAAATTTATCATTTAGGTTAGGAAGTTTTTCAGATAAAAATAAACTTAATTTTGTTTTAGAAAGTAAAACTCCTAACAGAGATATTGGATCTAGTGGCATTTTCATCCCCCAAGAAAATTATAACTTAGTGTACAATGTAAGTTCACCTATAGATAATTTTATATATAGCGGCGTAATTATAGAAAAAACATCTAGCGGATTTAAGATAAGCGGATATAACCAAAAAAATTCTTACTTTAATTATTATTCACCTTTGTTTGGATCAACAAATTTTATTGTGACTGTAGGAGGTATAAGTGAAGAATATTCAAATTGGAGTGGTCTAACACCGTATAAAAAAGATCAAATTGTTTTTCAATTAAACACATATTACAGAGTAACACAAGATTTTACAAGTAGTGAACTATTTGATACAGAATTTTTAGCTAAGTTGCCTGCTTTACCTTCTATTGGCGGCCGCTCTGCTGAATTTTATAAAACTTTTGATACTATCAATACAAAAAAACTTGCATATGGAACTATTCTTGGAAATATACAGGAAGTTGTTAGCTTTTTATTAGGATATGGAAAATATTTAGAAACCCAAGGATTTACTTTTGATGATGTTACCGATGAAGTTGTAAATGACTGGTCGTCTGTTACAAAAGAATTTATGTTTTGGACTACACAAGGATGGTCAAACGGAACAGTTATAAGTGTTAGCCCTAGTGCAAACCAATTAGTATTCCAACAAGACTTTGCCGTAGTAGATGATGTATTTGACAGTTTCTATGATACATCAATAGTTTCTAGCAATGGCCAATTATTGGATAGAAATTTTAATAGTATTCTACGAGATCAAAATAATTTTGGCATTGTAATTAAAGATACGGACCTCGGACTATACGGTGCTGCATTACCAATTGTTCAAAAAGAACATGTTGTTGTTTTTGATAATAATACAATTTTTAATGATGTGATATATCATCCTGCATCTGGTTATAGACAAGAAAGAATTAAATTAAACGGTTATAAAGCTGCTGAATGGAACGGCAGTTTAAATATACCTGGATTTATTTACGATAATGCTGTTGTCAAAGAATTTGAAAATTATCAAGATTATAAAATAGGTGATTTAATTAAGTATAAAGAATATTATTATGTTGCAAAACAAAATGTTGTTGGCAGTGCAACTCTTGACTATAATCAATGGTATTTGTTAAATTCGAAACCAGTACCTGATTTAGTGAGTAATTTTGATTACAGAGTTGCACAATTTAATGATTTCTATGAAGTAAACACTGCTAGTTTTGATGATACGTTACATGACCTTTCTGCTAGATTAATTGGCTTCCAGAAAAGAAACTATCTAAGTAACTTAATAGTAGATGATGTAAGTCAATTAAAATTCTACAAAGGGTTTATTCAAGAAAAGGGAACAAAGAATTCTCTAAGTAAACTTTTTGAGCCACTAAGTGCTCAAGGAGAAGAAAGTCTAGAATTTTTTGAAGAATGGGCTGTACGAAGTGGAGTGTATGGTGCTTCTGAAAAAGTAAAACAAATAGAAATACCACTGACTGATACTAAGATGATCGAAAGCCCGCAACCGGTCCTATTTACAGATAATTTGCCAGCAGACAATTTTGATAACATATATAGAGTTTTGCCATCAGATCTTTTAGACAAACCGTTAGATTATACTAGTAATGTATTTCCTAGATTACAGGACACAACTGAATTTATTAAATCTTCTGGTTATGTTGATGAAAAGGACATCGATTTTGAAGCGGCAAGCGTAGACGATTTAGCTTTAGGAAACGTTAATGTATTTAAGTTAGGCGGATACTTACATTTAACTAATCAAGATAATAACGATTGGACAGTATATCAACATGTCGAAACAGGGTTAAATGCTACACAGTTGACAGAAGCAGATATATTAGATAGTCAAGGTAGATTAATTTTTGAATTACAATTAGATACTTGGGTAGGAGATAGTCTACAAATTGGAGAAATGATTGCTGTTCGAGGAGCAGATGAATATAGCTTTAACGGATTTTATAAAATTATCGATATAAGTCTAAATAAAATAGCTATCAAGATTCCACTTAGCAATGACATAAATGGTTTTATAAATGAAAGCTTAATAGTTACAAAATTACGTAAAGTAAGAATTCAAAATGCTAGCGAAGCAAATACAACAGTAGATCAGAATATATATGAAAACCAGAAGTTATGGATAGACAATATAGATTCAAATTGGCAAGTTATACAGAATCAAAAAGTATACTCTTTTTTACATCAGTATGATAATCCTAGCGACTGGGACAGCACACAACAAAAATTTACAGATTCAATGGCAGCAACAGACGATAATCGAAATGTTTTTGTATCGTCTGCAGGCGATGACAGCGGCAAGGTCTTTATATACAAAAGGTCAAATGAAAATGCAAACTTGCAATTACAACAAGTTTTATCATTTGACGAAATATCAGATTGGAAACCATTTACGGAATATAGAAACGGTGCAAGAATAAGATACGATGACAAATATTATCTACTTAATTTGACATTACAGCCCGATGAACGCTATACTAGTGAAGAAACTTTTAATAGTTTTAAATGGACAGAAATTGATTCTCCTAATGGCTATATGGATTACTTCGATCAATATGGAGCAAGCATTGATGTAAGCAGCGACGGTGAATATTTAGTAATCGGAGTTCCAAATGCATCTGGCGTAAAAACAAAATATCTAGGCGACTTTAATCCTGATGTAGAATATTTAAAACATGATGTTGTAAAATTTAGAGAAACTTTTTGGCAAGCAAATTTAACTGTGTTCCCTCAGATAGGAACACAGCCATTTTCTACTTTTGATAGCTATATCGATTTAACATCAAGAGATGATACAGATAGTACTAATTTACAGCTCTTAGTTTCGGGTAAATTTGGATTACCAACAGGAAATATAGACCATATATTAGTACGTGCTCCTTTAGACATGTATATAGGAACAAAAGGTCAAATTGGTGATCAACCTGGCGACAAAGTTAGTTTAGCATGGAACTCAGTAAGCTATGCATATCCTACACTCGATGAATATTTGCCTTTTGATAACCAGATATCAGAAATTACACCCGAATTTTTAAATCAAGAACACGAAATTATAGAAAAAATAGATTCGATTCTTTTTGTAGAAACATATGTTAGTTTACCCACAGTAGGTCAAATCGTAGAAACTGATACAGGATCGGGAGAAGTTTTTTACGTAGCAAGTTATAGAGATAGTGCTGTAATATATTTGAAAAACATTAATGGTATTATAGATATTACTGGAGAAATATTTGATCTTAACAATGGTAACTTTATAGGTTTTTATTCTCAAGAATCAACTTATGCAACTACGCCATCTGTAGGAGGATTTTGGTACATCAACACAGCTGAGTTTGACCAACAAGGAAATCTAATATCTGGTTTCACTTATGCAAACAATGGCAGATACCTAGATATAGGTAGGGGATTAGTGTATGCAGATACTAGACCTAGCAGCAATGACGATGTAACTAGACCTTTTGTATATTATAATATACAAAGCACAGTAAGTGATATAGGTAATTTTGTTCTTAATAAAAATCGTGTTAGCTTTCTAACAAATTTAAGTTATAGAGGTGATATTGCCGACGAAGAAAGCAACTTATGGGCAGTACGAGTCGGAAAATCTTATAGTGATTTATTAGATAACATAGGAGCATTAGTAGGTCCGGGCAATGAAAATAACAAAACTTTAAAATTAAAGTTTAATGAAACACAAGCTTTTATAGATGATGTTAATTCAAAAGGTTATAACATTAATGAATTAAATAATGAAAATAAACTGTATGATATTTGGGACGGGTATATAGATTTTGAATTTACAGAATTTGATTTTGTCGGTGAGCCATTTGAACCTGTTGTAGGAGATGTTATACAAGATGTACAATTTCCTAGAGACGGCCAAGGCGGACTTGCTCTTACTAGTAAAAGTACTAGTACAGCTCAAATTGTTAGCTATAGAAAACAATTTAATTCAGTCCGAGTTTATTTAAAAGTACTTTCCGGTTCATGGACACAGCTAAACAACATTGGTAAATTCCAAATACGAAGATTAGCAAATGAAGCAATCAGAGGCTCCGGCGATGTCGATCGTGTAATGGGTACTGTAGAGGATGTAGACAACAGTATAATACTAGGAACTGACAAAGTAGGAAAATTAATAGTATTTGAAAAAAATAGTCAAGACCCTACTGATGTGTTTATAGCAGTAGACAATGCAGAGATTTTAGAATCAGAATATTACTTCTTTGATGAAACTATAGAAGGCGGCATTAATAGATTATCTAATGCACCTAACAGTCTAAATAAAGATTGGTCTCAAGTGTATAATATCCCAGCAAATATTAGAGGAACTTCTAGCGGATTGTCTAACGAAGGTGCTGTAATTATCTATAGACGACAGCCTAATGGCCTATATGAATTTGACTACGTTTTAACAAGTCAGTATAAGCAAAATGAAAGAAATTTTGGCGATCAAGTTAAAATTAGAAAATTTGGGAATACCTACCATCTATTAGTTGGATCTAAAGGAGATTTAAATTCTTCTACAAGATTTGATCCAGGTAGTATAGAAGTTTTTACTCATGGCCCGACCGATAATGATAGATTTAAAGGGGAGTACCAGTCTACTGTATACCAACAAGGTGATATTGTTCTATATAAAGACAACTTTTATGTTGCAAATAAAGATACAGACGAAGGTATACAATTAAATATTCTAGATTCTGTTATTTGGAACAATATTAGTTGGAAGTATGGTGTCGACGAAAACTATAGAGGAAACTGGGATAACACATATGGTTATGCAATAGGATCTATAGTCTTATATAATAATATGTTCTATGCAGCTAAAACAAATATTGCAGCAGGAACAGAGTTTACTGAAAATCTATGGGAACAAATTTCTAGTAGTATAGATTATCTAGGATACTTGCCTAACTTAACAGGTAATAATTTATTAGGTGAAGATGTTTTTGACCCAAATGAAAATATAATTGAATTTAGTAAAAGCTTTGATGTAAGTAAAAACGGAGAAATATTAGTTGTTACTGCACTGCTAGAATCTACAGATAGTACGTCAAATAAAAAAATAGCAATTTATAGGAAAGAAGATAGTAAGTATAAACTTTACGAAACTATTTCAGCGCCACTAAGTGGGTTTGAATTACAGGATCATGATTTAGATAAATTTGAAACAGATGTAGACGGCAATTGGGTCTATAGGGATACAGCTGGCGAAATTGCTACTCCGTCAACGGGTACAAGAACGTTAAATCCAAATGCTACTCCTGATGTTTTTGTAGATAAAACAAACTGGGCACATAAAGTAGCTATTAGTCCTGATGGTACACGGATAGTTATTAGTGTACTAAATGATAATACTAGAAAATATAAACAAGGACTAGTTTTAGTATACACTCAAAATAATGGATCTTTTACATCACAAGAACCACAATTTTTATATAGCCCACAAGGGGAAATTGCAGAAAACTTTGGCTACGAAATTGGGTTTACTGATGAAACTTTATTAATTACAAGCTTAAATGGCGATCAAAAGATCCCAACTAGATTCGACACATATGAAAATAGACTAACGGGTTATTTACTAGATACAAATTCAGAAGAAAGAACCGAAACTACATTCGACCTAGGATTTACTGAATTTAGAAATGTTGGCATAGACACTGGTGTTGTATACGTTTATGAAAACCTTTATAATTCTTACATATACAGCGAGCAATTTAAATTTGATAGTACTACAGCAGAATTTGGAAAAAATTTACTTGCAAAAAATAACCACGTTTATGTAGGCATTCCGTTTTATAATCTAGAAACTGAAAAAGGTATTCTAGTAGATTATAGAAAACCAAAAGGTAAAAAAGCATGGAATGAGTATAAACAAATTGTTCCACCAGTAAATTTAGAATTAATTGAAGGGGCATATCTGTATAACACAAAAGAAAATAGAATTGTTTCTTATGTTGATTATATAGATCCAATACAAGGAAAAATTGCAGGAATCGCAGAAACAAATATTACTTACAAAACTAGTAGTGATCCTGCATATTATAATGTTGGCAGTACCCTTGAAAGAGAAGTTGACCCAGACCAGACATGGTTCGACGACCATGTAGGACAAGTTTGGTGGAACATAAGCACTGCAAGATTTGATTATCCATACCAAGGAACAATCCTTGAACAAAAAAACACATGGTCAAAATTGACTGAAGGAGCATCAATAGATGTTTATGAATGGGTAGAAACGGATTATTTGCCAAGCCAGTATTCTAAACTTGCAGACACAGAAAAAGGAATTAAAATTGGTATTAGTGGACAACCAATTTATGGTGATAGTAAATTTAGTTCAAAATTAACTTATGATGAAGTAGCAAGAGTTTTTTCTACCAAGTATTACTTTTGGGTAAAAAATAAAAGAACTATACCTGAAATAAAAAATCGAACAATTAGTATTTTTGATATCGAGTCCTTAATACGCACACCTAGAGAAACTGGATATAGATATATTAGTTTTACTGGCCAGAATAGGATGATTTTAAACAATTTTGATAATTTAATATTAAGTAATGATATTGTTCTTAATGTCAAATATAAATCTAATCCTACTAAAGATTCAAACGAACACGTTGAATTTAAATTATTATCAGAAGGAGATAGCAATTCTAAACTAGATTTAGATATTGAGCGTAAATGGTTTGATAGTTTAATAGGCTTTGATACAAATAATAGGCCTGTTCCTGATATAAGCTTACCAAAAAGACAAAAGTATGGTATACTTAATCAGCCTCGTCAAACAATGTTTGTTAATAGAGCAGAAGCTTTAAAACAAACAATAGAGAGAATAAATTTTAAGTTTGAAGAATTATTAATAGTTGACGATTATGATATTTCTGATTTATTATTGACTGATGAAACTCCTAGCATAGTATCGAGAGAGTATGACACAACTGTAGACACTTTTGAAGAACTACAGTTTGTAAGTACCAACAACGTTGCTCAAGCAAAATTGCAGCCAGTTATTTCAAATGGAAAAATAATAAGGATTGATGTAACTTCGTCTGGCAGAGGTTATAAAGTTCCGCCTTCTATTGAACTGCGCGGCAAAGGCACCGGCGCACAAATAGAATTAGTAATCAATAGTTTAGGCAATGTTACAGGTGCAACAATTATTTCTCAAGGATCCGGTTATGGCCCAGATACAAGTATTACTGTACGTAAATTTAGTGTACTTGTAAAATCAGATTCTACTGCAAACAGTATATGGAGTGTATATGGATACAACGAAATACAAAAAAATTGGTTCCGTCGGTTAAGTCAAGGCTTTGATGTAACAAAATACTGGGATTACAAGGATTGGTATGCACCGGGATATAACCAATTTACAAATATAAACTATGAAATCGATGCTTCTTATCAATTACAAACAATTAATCCAGAATTTAATAGTATTATTAAAATTAAAAATATTGGCGGATCCGGCTGGCTTTTATTAAAAAGAGTCGGTTCTAGTAATAGTGAAGATTATTCTGTAGATTACGAAACGATAGGACGAGAAAAAGGAACTATAACACTTTTGTCTACATTGTATGACAATGTAACTACAACAGTGGGATACGATAATAGAAGTTTTGATAGTGTACTATTTGATAATAATCCCTCTAGAGAACTTAGAATAATATTTGAAACATTAAGAGATAAGATATTTGTAAATGATCTTGCTTATGAATATACAAATTTATTCTTCTGCGGATTACGCTATGCAGTTGCAGAACAACCTACACTAGATTGGGCATTTAAAACTAGTTTTATCAAGATTAATCACAATGTAGGAGACTTAGATCAACCTGCAACATTTAGAAATGATAATTTATCATATTTTAGAGATTATGTAGAAGAAGTAAAACCGTATAGCAGCAAAATACGTGAGTTCGTTACAAGACATAATAGATTAGAACCTACAAATACAGCAGTTACAGATTTTGACGCAGGTCCGTATTATAATGATGTTACTAAACAAATAGAAGCAATTAAATCTACAATACAAGAAGATAAACTTATAAAAGTAGATACTGTTTTAGATGAATATCCACGAAAATTCTTCACAGATAATATCGGCGCTCAAATACTAGAAATAAAAATTAAAAATGCAGGATCTGGATATATATTTCCTCCTAAAGTAATTATTGAAGATAATAATTCTAAAGCAGAAGCCGAAGCATTTATCGGATACGGTAAAGTTACAAAAATTATAGTTCGTAATCCAGGAGGAATGTTTATAACTCCTCCTAAGATTACTTTAGAAGGGTCACAAACTGATGACGGTGAAATTGCAACTGCATTTGCAATCCTAGGAAAAAGCTTAATAAGGACACCTAGTATAAAAGTTAAATTTGATAGAGTATCTGGAGATTATTTTGTTGAAGATTTGTTCCTAAGTGAAACATTTACTAGTTCGGGTATTGATGCTAACTTTGATCTTAAATGGCCTTTAGATTTAAATAAAAATAAAATTAAAGTGTTTGTAAATGATCAAGAAATGTTACGAAGTACTTACGTTGCAAGTAATGTTGAAAAAGTAGAAGATTACACCTATGAACAAGGTAATATTTTATTTGCTACACCTCCAGCATCGAATGCTGCAATCAGAGTGGAATATTATAAACCATTAAGTTTGTTAGATGCAGCAGATAGAATAAAATTTGCATATAATCCTACAAACAATATGTTTGGTAAAGATCTAAATCAATTAATGACAGGCATAGATTACGGCGGCGTTGAAGTAAAAAGTTTTGATTTTGGCGGACCAAGCGGATGGGACAGTCAACCTTGGTATACAGACGCATGGGACATATATGAGAATACGTTTGAGGACGAAATTTTTATATCTGATGGCTCTACAATTGCTGTAGAACTAAGAGCTCCTCTTGAAGAAGACGTAGTTTATAATTTATATAGAAATGGGGTAAGAATTGACGATCCTAAGTTTGACGAAGATGCAGCTACAAATTCTTATGCAATAGTTAATAGTATCATAGGTGATGGTAATACTACAATTATTGAAACTCAAAATTTAGGAATAGCATTAAATGACGGAGACGTATTAGTTGTAAGAAAAATTACAAGTGACGGTAGTGTTGCTCCTGATTTAGACAGCTATGATAGTGCTTTACAAGGCGGAGATTTAGCTTATACTACAGCAGCAGGTATAAATGCAGAAGAAATAATCACAGACGGTGATTTGTTTGTTTCTACTTCTCGAGCAAAAACAGAAGAATTAGTGCCAGGATCTGTTTTTGATACATTAGACTTAAAGGTTTTTACAAGAAAGTCTGGTAGTCAAGGATTAATAACTTGCAAAAACTTTAGAACACGAAGTACAGGATCATTTACTTATAATTTTGATATACTTCCGGGAACTATAGATAGTATACTTGTAAAATATGATGGTAAGTTATTAGATAAGTCAGAATTTAATGTAAACTGGCCAGCAAAACAGCTAACGGTAGATGTAGAAGCTCACAAAACTTTGTCTATTATATTACAAGAAGATACTACATCTACTAACATAATAGACAGTGGAGAATTACTAATAACAGAACAAGAGCAATATGATTTTGTAATAGACTACGAATACACTGATAAAACTGCTCTAAGTGTAACTCTAAACGGTGATATACAAGACATAACTATATTCGATTATTCAACAATTGTTGAAGGTGATAATAGACTAGCATTTAGACTTACTGATCCAGCAACGCTAGGACAAACATTAAATTATACAATATTGTCAGACAATGAAACTGTTAATTATAGTCAAATTATTACTGATGAATTTGTAGCAACAGGCAGCCAAGAAGTATTTACATTAGGCCAAGCACCATTTTATGCACTTCCTACTGAACATAATACTGTTGTACGAGTTGATCAAAAAGTTCTTAATAGTGGGTATAGTAAGAACTTTGTCATACCTGAAAACAACCAAAGAGAATATCAGTTAGAATTATTCCAACAGCCGGCAGGGTCTTTGGATGCAGAAACTATGCTAGTCTTTTTAAACGGACAGCAAATTTTTACACCAACAGAATGGCGCTTAGATATTTCTAATAGTTCTATCATACTAGGAGATGAGTACGGACAACCAGGCGATACAATTGAAGTTTACAATATAGCCGAGAGCGAGTACATTATTAGCGGAAATCAAATTACACTTAAAGATACTCCTGCTAATAACGCAAATATCTATGTTACACAATTTAGTAATCATAACTTAAAGGAAATAGAAAAAATACAATATGATATTGTAAAACGAGAAGCACTCATTACTGACACTGAACTAAGCACATACTTTAGACTAACAGCAGGTGAAATACAATTAAGAGCTCCCGCTATTGATGCACAATATGTCTGGGTCAATAAAAATGGAGAGTTGTTAACACCTAGTGTTGATTATTTTATTACTGACGACAAAATGAGATTGCGATTAGAAACTATTCCAAACGAAAATGACACAATAGAAATAATTCATTTTACTGCAAATCTAACAGTAGAAGGATTTGCATACAGACAGTTCAAAGATATACTTAATAGAACGCACTACAAAAGACTAGATGCACATTCTACAGTATTAGTAGAAGATTTGGCATATAATGATCTTAGAATAGAAGTAAAAAATGGAGAAGATTTGCCAATGCCTGACAAAGGAAAAAATCTTCCAGGCATCATTTTCATTAACGGTGAAAGAATAGAATATTTTGTTAAAGAAGAAAATACATTACGCCAGATAAGAAGAGGAACACTAGGCACCGGAGTGCCAGAGATTCACATTACTGGCCAAAAGGTATTTAATCAAAACAAAGATAAAACTGTACCTTACAAAGATCAAAATTTAGTTGCAAATCTAATTGCCGACGGTGCAAGCACTACGTTTACTATAGGATATAATATAGATAGTATTAACGAAATTGAAGTATTTGCTGCTGGTAAGCGGTTGCGTAAAAATGAAATAGCTGTATTTGATCAGAATAAGGCCTTAACCAGCCCAGCCGGAGACATAATTTTACCAGCAGAGTTTAGTGTTGATACAGAAAATAACACAATAACGTTATTAGATACTCCACAAGAAAATTCAAGGGTTACAATAATAAAAAGACAAGGTCAAGTATGGACTAAGGACAACGAGATGCTAGGAAATTCACAAAATTCAATAGCAAGATTCTTACGTGCTGGCACATATGAACAACCTTAATAAATACAGTATAGGATAATTTGGATAATATAATGCAAGAAAATCATGGAATATTAGTACAAGGTCACATTAAAATATTTGACCCTGAATCACAAGAGGTATACATTAACAAGCGTAATGCAATCCATTATGAAAACATGAGCATTGCATTAGCTGAAAGTCTTGCAAATGCAGGCGAAGGATTTATATATGAGATGAGTTTTGGTAATGGAGGAACAAACATTGATCCAACAGGTATTATAACATACTTAACACCAAACTCAACAGGAACAAATGCAGCACTTTACAATCAGACTTTTACTAAAGTTGTTGATGATGCTAGTGTAAACAATATAGATCCTACAAGGAATAAAATTGAAACAAGGCATTTAAGTGGAACAAACTATACCGATATTCTTGTAAGTTGTTTACTAGATTACGGAGAACCAGATGGACAACAGGCATTTGATACAGCAAGTAACACAAATGATGTTTATGTATTTGATGAATTAGGGTTAAAAAGTTATAGTCCTGATGGCTCTGGCAGACTGATTACTCATGTTATTTTCCATCCTGTACAAAAGTCACTTAACCGTTTGATACAGATTGATTATACAGTAAGAGTACAGAGTTTGACAGGATAAAAATATGGCATATCAAATTAGTTATACAGATATTGTAAACAAAGGAACAATAATAGTAGAAGATGCTACTCTTAATGAAGAGACAAGCTTAACTATACCCGGCCGTAACGTTACTTCGTACGGTCAGGCTATTGCAGAAAATTTTTTACATCTCTTAGAAAATTTTGCAAATAATAATTCCCCAGATCGACCAGTAGAAGGGCAGTTATGGTATGATAGTAGTGAAGGCGTTAATCAACTTAAAGTATATGATGGCACAACATGGACTGCTAGCGGAGGATTGAAGAAAAGCACAAGTCAACCAGAAGTATCTAATAGCATATCAGGTGATCTGTGGGTAAACACAGATAGTCAGCAGCTATATTTGTTTACTGGCGCTGCTTGGGTGTTAGTTGGTCCAGAATTTAGTGACGGACTGTTAACAGGTACACAATCTGAAAATATTATAGGCGCTAATGATAGTGTTTATTCAGTATTAACTATTAAAATTAAAGATAAGCCTGCAATAATTATATCAGATAGCGACTTTGTGCCTAAAACAGTAATTCCAGGTTTTAGACAAGGTATAAAGGCTGGCATGAATATTACTAACCAGCCTTTAGTTAATGACACTTTAAAATATAATGGTATTTCTGAAAAAGCAGAAGCACTTATTATTGGTGAAGAAGTTGTACCTGCAATAAATTTCCTTAGAGGCAATGCAATAAGCCAAACAAGTTTTCCTTTAATAGTAAAAAATGACGAAGGAGTATCAGTTGGTTCAGGGAATCAACTAAAAGTTGCTGTAGAAAATGAAGCAATAATTTTGCAACAAAATATTGTAGGATCTAATATTGATTTTAGGTTGAAAACAGCCAATGGATTACCTACAGTTATGCGATTAGATTCTGAAGGTTTTGTTGGAATTAATACCACTGCACCAGAAACAGAATTAGATGTCAAAGGTGATATAACAATATCTCCTAGAGATGGTTCTCCAGAATCTGGCATACTTAACATAACTAGCACTAACAACAGCACAAGTATAAACAGCGGTTCTATTACAACCAGCGGCGGCGCCGGAATTGCTTTAAATTTATTTGTCGGCGGCAACGTAGATATAGGAGGAATATTACAAACAGGAAATATTGCTCCCGATACGTCTGGTACAAGAAATGTTGGTACAACAAATAACAAATATGATCAAATTTTTGCTAATACCTTTATAGGTAATGTACAAGGTAATGTTAGTGGTACAATTACTGGTAGAGCAGGGTCTGCAGATAGACTTTCGGCTGCAACTACATTTTCTGTAACAGGTGATGTAGAAAACAATAGTTTTGAATTTGACGGCCAAGAAGGCGGCACCAGTAAATCTTTTAACATAAAGGTTGCTAACAGTTTTATTGCTAATAAAGATTTAACATTTGAAGCATCTAATGCAGACGAATTATTGCTAAATGCAACAACTGGAACAACTGGTGTATATAGAATATCAAAAAGAAATTTCCTTAAAACTCTTCCTTTAGTTCCGCCAGGTGCAATAATGCCCTATGGCGGAGAAAATGCTCCCCAAGGATGGTTATTTTGCGACGGCTCAGAAGTTTTAAAATCAGATTATACTGAGTTGTTTGTTGCAATTGGATTTAACTTTAAAGACGCAACTTTACTTGCAGATGAGGGAGTAAACAGTTTTGCACTTCCAGATTTGCGCGGACGATTTGCATTAGGTTTAGACAATATGGGAGGACAATCTGCAAACAGAGTTACCGATATTGCAGCAGATGCAATAGGCGGAAATGCAGGAAGCGAAGCAAGTACAATTAACACAGATAATTTACCTGAACACGAGCACGATATGGAAGCGCCGTCAGGAACGCAATATTATGGACTGCGAGTAGGCGCAGGCGAACCAGTTGATGAAGAAGCAATAACATTTACAATAGATCCAGGCACAGGAGGAACTCAAGCATTTCCTGCAAGTGGTGGCGTAAAAACTACAGGGGACCTTAATCAACCAATAGAAACTATGAATCCATTTTTATCTGTAAACTACATAATATATACTGGAGAATAAAGTGAGTTATCAACTAAACAAAACAGACGGAACGTTACTTACTGAATTAATAGATGGACAAATTGATAATTCGTCTACTAACCTTGTTTTAGTTGGCAGAAACTACTCAGGATACGGCGAAGCGTTTAATGAAAACTTTATTAAACTACTTGAAAATTTTGCTAACACTTCGGCTCCTACTAATCCGTTAGTAGGTCAACTATGGTATGACAAGTCAGACGAAAGATTAAAAATCTATGACGGCACAACATGGAAAGCCAGCGGCGGCCCTTATGTACAGAATACTAGACCGCAAATGGTCGCTGGCGATTTATGGATTGATAATTTAAAAAATCAACTTTATGCATTTGATGGCAATGATTTAATTTTAGTTGGACCGCAATATACTGAATCACAAGATGTGAGTGGATTTAAAATTGAAAGCATACTAGATACTCAATCTCGATCAAGAACACTGGCAAATTTATATATCGGCGGCGAACTAGTTGCTGTGTTAAGCGGATTAACATTTACGCCTGTTTATAGCCAAAGAATTTTAGGATTAGTAACAGATGATAATCCATCTGGAATAATAAATGAAGGCATAAATGTAATTAACGCTACTAATTTTAGATTTTATGGTACTGCTAGTGGTGCTAATGCTCTTATTACAGGAGCTGGCGTTATAAGAACAGCTGATCAATTTTTGCCTTCGGACGCTAACGGAGTTACTGTCGGTACACTAACAATTCAAAACTCAGGTGGATTAACAGTCGGTCTATCACAAAACCATGTTCAAAAAGTTGTTGGCCCAAGATTTTATTTTGAAAATCAATTATTAGATAATGATATAAGTTTGCGTGTCAGAACTACGCCATCGGGTGCAGTTATTGTTGATGCATTGTACATAGATGCATCAACAGAACGTGTAGGCATTTTTACAAATACACCTCAGTATACTTTAGATGTAAACGGGGACTTAAGAGTAACTGGAGACTTAGTTGTTGAAGGCGACAGAGTTGCACTTGATGTACAAACTCTAAGAGTTGAAGATAAAATTATTGAAATTGGTGTATTAAACGATAGTACAGAACTTACTAATATACAAGCAGATGCATCTGGTATTAGCGTTAACAGTAGTGCAGGAAGTAAAGATATACTTTGGAAAAATGTTACAAATGCATTTACATCGAACGTAAACTTTGACTTACTTAATACTACATCAAGTTATAAGATTGGCGGAGTAGATAAACTTACTAATACAACAATCGATCCTAGTATTGTTACTGCAACTGGTATTACCAGAGTAGGTCAACTACAGAACTTAGAAGTACAAGGTACAATTACAATTAATAATACTGTACAAAGTGCTACTACACTTAATGTTATAGCAAACGGCGCAGATATTGACGGCAGAGGAATTTTAATTACAGGCGCCGGCGACATACATGTTACAGATAACCAAAAAATAACAGGTTTAGCTAATCCTACCCAGAA